AACTTGTGCGTGTGATTTGAATGGTAAGTTAGAAGATGCAAGGCTCGATTATGAAGTACTTGCATGGTCTGAAAGCGGTGCAACGTATAGCATAACGCATGGAAGTATCGGTACATTTATTGGCGACATGATAGATGACAGAGAGCCGAAAAATAAAGATTTTATCGAACGAAGAAAATCGAGAACATCGCCTGAAAAAAAAACAAAAAAAGAAATTAAGCTGCCAGAAAAAGTTGAAGAAAAAGAGCAACCGCAAAATGATAAACAGGAAATAACAGATCGTTCTAATTTATCATTGGTTCAACTGGAGCGAGAAAAAAAGTTAGCCGATTTAATAAAGGTAGAAACTGATACTAGGTTAGCAAAATTAAAAGAAGAAAAGCTACTAGGGCAAAGCATACCAACTGATTTAGTAAGAACGCTAGTTCTGCAATTAAACAAGTCTTTTATATCAAACTTTAAGGATGGGTGCGATAGTTTTTTAATTCAAATATCAAAACGAAAAGGGTTAAGCTCAATTGAAACCGCTGAATTGAAAGGAGAGTTGATAAAAATTATCAATTTAAGTTCTACAAAATCAATTTCAGAATGTAAAAAAACATTAAAGCAAATAGTTAATGAATATAGTATTTCTAAAGGTGTTGGAGAGCATGAATAGATGAGTGTTTATGACAACATAATAGATGACATTTTAGATTCGTCGGAACATTTAATATCCGATTTAAAGCCTAGTGAATGGGCTGAACAGAATATTATTATGCCTAAACCGTTTCCGGGCAATCTATCATACACCCTAACACCATACACAAGGGAGATAATTGACTGCTTCGCACAAGACCATCCTGCAAGGGAGATAGCTGTAATGGGTGCAGCTCAATTTGGAAAGACAGCATCGGTAATTGTGCCTGTTATCGGGTGGATTATGGCGAACGATCCGGGCAATATAATTATGACCGTAGGGCATGAAGATTTGATAGAGGAGGCAATGAATAAGATAGATGCTATGCTAGATGGTACTGGATTAAGGCGGTTAATAAAACCCTCGGCTCAAAGAATAAGATTGCAAAAGACAGGAGATACAAATACAAAAAAAGAATTTCCGAATGGTTATTTAAAATTGGCTACGGCAAATAATCCTAAGATATGGAGGCAAGCTGATTATAAATATGGTTTGATTGACGATTATGAAGCTGTTAAATCGGGTACAAAAGTAGCTGGCTCAACAAGGGGGTTAATACAGAAAAGGTTTACAGCGCATAATACTTCTAGAAAAATATTATATTGTTCATCCCCTGAACGTGAAATCAATTCAAATATTTTAGAGGTTTATAATTTAGGAGATAAAAGGAAGTATTTAATACCATGTCCTTGTTGCGGTGTGTTTATAGAGCTGCGGTGGTCTGTTGATGGAGTTGATGGAACAACGGCAGGCATGACGTGGCAATTAGATGAAAATAATAAGTTGATTGAAGATAGTGTAGGTTATACTTGTCAGGAATGTGGAGGTTTTTTTGATGACAAAAATAAATCTGAAATTGTAAATAAAGGATATTGGAAACCAACGTGTAAGCCGTCAAGACCTGAATATGTTTCATTTCACATGAGTAGTTGGTACTCACCACATGGCATGACAGATTGGATTGGATATGTATATAAATGGTTAGAAGCACACCCAATAGGGCAACCAAGAGATGAAGGGTTGTATCAAAATTTTATAAATGTAGATGCTGGAGAGCCTTATATTGAAAGTGGAGAAACAATTAAAGCGAATCAATTACAAAAAAATATAAGAGGTTATGACGTTGGTTTAATTCCTGAAAGTTTATCTATAAAAGATGGTAATGGAAAGATTGTATTATTAACTTGTGCGTGTGATTTGAATGGTAAGTTAGAAGATGCAAGGCTCGATTATGAAGTACTTGCATGGTCTGAAAGCGGTGCAACGTATAGCATAACGCATGGAAGTATCGGTACATTTATTCCAAATGAGTCAGGTAAAAAAAATAAAGTTGATAGAGAAAAATGGACTTATGAAAACCATAGACCTGCAAATGTATGGAATGAATTTGATAAAATTTTAAGTACTATTTGGAAAACTGATACAGGTAGGAGTATGAAGATATTTATTTCAGGTGTTGATACTGGTTATTGCGAATTACAAGCATTTACGTACATTGATAATAGTAACCATTACGTATTAGGGTTAAAGGGCGACAAAGAAGATAAGTATGTTAAGCATGGTTACGAGGTAAAGACGTTTAAAATAGGGCAAAGCAGAAATAAATTATATTTATTACGTGTTGGACTTATTAAAGATGACCTTCAATCATTGATTAATTTACGTTGGGATCAAGGAAACGATGCAACCCAACCAAGCGGATTTATGAATTACCCAACTCCTTCCGATGGAAAGTATTTATATACAAATTATTTTTCACATTATGAAGCTGAATCAAGGATTTTAGATAAGGAGGGTAATTTTATTTGGCAGAAAAAAACCGCAATAGCACAAAATCACTTATTCGATTGTCGTGTATATAATATAGCTTTGAGGGACATTTTACTTTTTGAAATTGCTAAAGAATATAAAATAAAAGATTTTGATTGGGGAAGCTTTATTAATCAATGTCTTGGGAGATCGTAATGTTAAATATATTATCAACTTTTACTAATTTTTGTTGAAAATCTTTAAGATAAAACCCTTCTTTTACCTCTGAATTATAGTAATCCGAAGCCCATTCGTCAATATTTCTATTCCTTTTTGCGCTCGAATTACGCAATTTTAGCTCAATATCATATCTTACCCAACTGAAATGATGCATAAATATTGGAAGTTCGATAACATTTTTAATATTTATTTGCCTTGTTTTGTCGCAATAGTAAGGATATTCACGTACACCAGTAACAGTATTAGCGTTTAATTTATGAATAAACGGTACATAATAGCTTTCAGGATTTTCTAAGCGTAGCGTAGGACGCTTAAAGTACGTCCACATTTTACAAACCGAACCTTCATATCCTGAATCAAAATATAATTTTTTAGCAGCTCCGAAATCTTTGAAATATTCATCACAGTCAATTTGTATAAAATGAGTGCAGCCTAATTCTTTAGCTTTATCAATACCTAGTTGACGTTTTAGTATTTCGTTTGGTTGCCCTGAAATATTTGTTGGAGTAAATTCAACTAATGTTATCCTGTATTGAGAATCAAAAAGAAACAAAGGGTAAATATTATCCATTAAATAACTTTGCACATCATATTGTTCTCCGAAATTGCTTATCTTTTGATAAACAATAATGATTTCATCCGTATAACCTTTTATACAGTCAATAGAGCCTTTTAATAGCTCTAAACCATCGAAAACGTTGTATATTGCCGCTAATTTCATGGATTAATTACATCATAAAACTCAATATCGAGAACTTTTATTTTCTCAATCAAATCATTTTGTTTTGATTTAGCTTTTGTAAACTGTTGTTTGGTGCTATCAATTCCTAGGTTTGCCTCAATACTTGCAATTTTAGAAAGTAGTTTATCAATTTCTTTTCGTACTATTTCGTCGTTTTTATATGCTCCCATGTTTCTTTTTTAAAATGATTACTAACTAAAGTCGCCCACGCTCCTGTTGTTTCTGTATCTATTCTATAAGGGAATAGATGCCAAATTTTATCTAACATATATCCATGTCCAGAAGGTTCTGAATCGTGTATAACTATCACCTTTGCAATGTCTTTGTATTTTTCAATATCTATCCATCTGCGTTCTCCCGGTGCATGGTCAATTAAAAGAACATCTATATTTTGTAAATCTAATCTGTCCCAATTAGATATAAATTGCGCTCCTGTATTATTCGCCCACTCTAAATTTGAATCGAATGAAAGGAAATCACGTTTATTATCTTGACAATATTTTGATAAAAACTTTGTACTACCTTCGCCCGAACCAAATTCAACTACACGTCCGGTTGTTTTTTCGAGTGCCTCCCAAAGCAAGTAACGGTGGTTACTCCAATTTCCTACGTCTTTTAAAAATTCATCTTTTGTCATGGTTTATAGTTTAAGTATTGTTCGTATTCGTGTGGTTGTATTTTATAATGTAACCAACATTGATTTTCACTAAATGAGTATTGTTTAGCCTCCATTAATTTTGAAAATACGCTAAAAATCGTGTCATCCGCAATGCTGTAATTTAATTTAGTTAAAATGTTGTACGCCTCACGGTAAAAATATTTACCGTTTTCGATAAAAATATTCCACAACAACCCGGACACTATATTGAATTGACCTGAAATATGGTCATAAACACCACCAATATTTTTATTATTATCAAAAATGCCTGCGTGTTCTGCGTTTGCAGGCATTATATCGTAAGGGTTTGCATACAAAATAATATCAGCATCGCAAAAAATAACTGAATCGAAATCGCTAAATGTAGGCAGTTTCCGCATTTCATTTATCATTGTTAAAACATTGCTGCCGCCTCCGAAATTATCGCAAAATTCACGGTGTATTATTTCTTCATTTAAGCTGCTAATATATGGGTGGTTTTCTCCTTCGTGAAAGAATATATATTTGTCAGCTACATTATATTTCTTAAATGTTTCGTAGCATAATTTTGCTCTCAAATCGTCCCTATCACAAGAACGTATAATTACTATTTTCATATATTTATTTTAGTTAGTTGTACATTAATACAATTCATAATTAAAAGATAATCGTCAATGTTTAATTGAAATATATTTTGCAATGTTAGTTTTTTATCTTCAATCAATAAAATTTGTTCTAATATATATGCTATAAGTCCAACACAATATTGTTCGTCATATTTTAGCATATTAAAATTAGCTCTTAATAAAACAAGTGTATCTATTTCTAAAATAGTGCATTTTTTTGAATTAGTAAGCTCAATAGTTGTAAATATGTTTCTCATGTTAATTGCCAGTAAAAAATTTCAGGATATTGTTTTTCTATTTCTTTGAACATTTCATTTTTGTCATCAAATCTTTTAAAGAACCTTAGTAGCTCCATTTCAACAACTCCTGCACTACCAATATGCCTACACGTTAAATTACTTTCCCAAAACTTTTTATTTGTAGGTATTTCATTTTTATAGTTTGGGTTAATATGAAATAAACAACTATCTTTTACTTTCGGGTGTATTACTTTGTTTAAAAAATCTTGGTCAGAACCATGATTTGAATAATTAGCATAACCAACCATTGAACTCCAATCATTAAATCCTGTTAATTCTTTAAATTTTTTAACGTCAAAAGCAACCATCCCACCCATTAATCCACCATGAGCAGGGTTATCAATAATAGCATGAGTAGACGTGTTAGATTCTAACCATAATTGAACCGCTTGGGCTTCTCTATATGTTGTAATTGCATCCGAATCACGGCACATTATGTGAGTAACTCCATCGTAAAAAATAGGCTTCATTCTCCATAACATAGATTTGCATTTAGCATCGTTTGAATCGCCTATTTGAATTGATAGACCGAAATTATGCTGTAATAAATTAAATATGTTTTTATATTTATTCCATGTTTCCATGTCAATTTCTAAATGTGTTTTCCATTCAGGATACAAAAGCCTATTCATTCTAAAGTTCCAATAAAAACCACGAACGTAAGAACGAAATTCAAAAATGTTATCTGAATTAAAATTGTTAATTCCAAAAAGAGAGTATGTTATTAATTTCATTGTTAAAATGGTTTTTTACCTGCGTAATATAAATATAATGTTTCTTTAATTTCAAACTCTGTTTTTAAAACACCTTCACGAACAACGCTATCCATCCAAGTTCCATCCTCTCCAATGTTTTTTTCAGGATATTTAATATGCTTTACTTTTTCACGTTTAACAAAGTTTATATGTAAAGGCGCACGGTAATACATTTTACTATCATGCGTTGCTGTTGTGTACTTTAAACTGTGGTGAAATGGTCTATCATATACCCCTGCATTAAAGTATAACCCTATCAAAGATGCAACGTCTTTATCTGAATCAGCAAACTCTACACCTTTTTGTAAATACCTATCTGTAATGTCGTCGTCGTCGTCAATAAAGGCCATAGCAATACCTTTAGCTGTATCAACACAAAAATTTCGTTTATGTCCTGTTGTTTGTTCACCGTTATCTGAACATATAATTATTTCAACATCATTCGGATTGTGAAGTTGTTGCTGTTGCCATTCAAGTTTCGATAATAGCTTTCTTAAATAGTGTTTACGGGATTCCAAAGTGGGAATCATGACAGTTAATTTAGGCATATCTTCCAAGTTCTTTTTCAAATGGTACGCAAATACGTTGCGCTTCGGGTATATCAAAATAATTATTTAATCGTTCAAAATAGTTTTTTGTATCTACATCGCCAAACTTTGAGTTAATACGGTATGTTTCGTCTTTCTTTGCGTTGGTATATGCTGGGTGTTCATGTGTAAAAAAAACATCATTAAAATATTTATGCTTACCTAACATCATTGCAACAAACATAGCTTCCGCATCGCAACTGAATGACTTATAAGATGGGTGGTAAATATAGTTAGTTCTATCGTAATATTCACGTCCAATTATACTCATAGTTGGTAATGCTTCGCCAACATATCCATCGTTAAAATGTGCAAAGAAATCTGTTGCCCACCCCCATGTTTCTTTTATTTTATTCAATAAAAAATCTCCCCAATTATTAATTGTAAATACCATGTCATCTGACATATTTATTAAAATATCCCAATCTCCTGAATTATCCATATCCCTGTTAATTGCAGCTATTTTACTGCCTGAAAACCCGTAAATAATATCTACATTTTTAAGTTCTGAAACATAGCAAAAAATATCGTCATTACACATTGAATGATCGTTATCGTCCGCAGTTACAAGTACTTTGAAATCAACATTTCCAATAGTATCTAAAATATTGTTAATAGCTTTTTTAAATAATTCAGGTCTACCCTTAGTTGCGTATTTTATTAGTATCATAGAAAAGTTAAGTATTGATTTTTGTATTTATTTATTTTAATTAAAACGTCTGCATCAACATTAAAACATTCATCAATTAAGTGTATAATTTTAATCCAATTTTCGTTTGTATATCCGGGTCTTAAAAGGTGTGCATCAATACGCAATGATTGGTCTTTTGTTTTATCCCAACTACCTCTATCTATGCGTCCTAAAGGGTAATGAGTATTAGGTGCAATACCTCTGTCAATTCTAGTAACATTTTGCTTATTTAGTTTTTCTGTTAATATATCTTGGTCTATTTGCCACCATTCCGACCATTTATCTGAGGCATATTTTGATGTTTGCAAGTCGCTTAACATATCACCTCCGCACATGATGTTATTCCAAAGATATTTTTCAGCACCTACATAACATATTGGGTAATGTACATCACTTAAGTCACGCCCCCACGCTGTAATTTTACTAATATCAAATTTCCAATAATCACTAAGCGGCAACATATCGACATCGCTTGTCATAATATAACCGCTCTCAATATTTTTATAAGCGTAAAGCCTTGAAAGTTGCGTTAATGTTTCATTTCGTACACCTTCAATATTTTCAGGATAAGAAAAAACAACGTCCTTTGAATTTTCTTTTACAAACTTAAATTTATCGCTTTCTTTATCTCCTGTAAAACAACAATGCACATTCCAACCTAAAGACCTCCAAGCCCATGAAACTATTGGAACAAAGAATAGATATTCATCATTATCGTTTGCACTTATAACAACTGTTTTCATTTTTGATTAATTATACGATTAATAATTACTACTGCAAACATTATAAAAAATTCTCTCATATCGGAAAGTTTAAAGATTTGCGTTTTTGAAATATTAATTTACCGCTTTCAAAATTGTTATCTTGACGTTTGTATGTTTCATCGTGCAATGCTTTGCCTATGCTGTAATGAAGGTGTTCAAACTTTAATTCAGGAGCGTTGAATATGTACTTTTTGCAAGTATGGTACAGGTCATTATCAACAAAACTCCCTTCATATAATGGATTCCAAAAGTACCCCAATATTTCATAAAGTTTTCGATTCATAATTGGCATAGTTATTAATTCACTTGAAAACTTTTGTAAGCAGTCGTCTACTTTTAAAAGTGTTGGCATCTCATTGTTTTCAAAAAATGAAATAATTAATTCATCCCAATTTTGAGGACATTTAAAGTCGTCTGAAAGGTAAACTAATATATCTCCTGTTGCTTCTTTAGCAGCTATATTCGTAGCTTCAACAACATTTTTATTATCGTTAATTATGACTTTAGAAAACGGCAATAGCTTATAATTTTCTAAATCTGAATCGCTTAAATCAATAGATAATATATGTTCAATTTTATTATCAAAACTGATTAAATTTATCCAAGTTAAATAAGTTTCAAAAGCCTTTCCAGCCCTCCCCCTACTTGGGTGAATTAATGATATTTTCATAAGCTGTTGAATAAAAATTATAGCTATCTTTATCCATTATTTCACGGATAAAATCTTTGTTGTGATCTGTTTTAATATAACGGTGAAGCCTGTCAATATGAGATTGTCCTCCTGTCATTGATGTACCATGTTTAATGCCTAAACATATTTGTTTTGAAGGGCAAAACGTGCGTCCCTTTACGTGCTTCCAAATGTGAGTATCTGTAAAGGGTTCTTCATCAATGCACCAAGGAAATGTTAAATCGGGTTTAATCATTGTACTCATTGCGCTACTCCTTTGAATGTGATTAAAGGTAAACATTGCAAAAAGTTTAATATGATAATATATAGTGTAATTAGTGCCGAAAATATCGGGTTTACCATTATCGTTCCAAGCAGCTAACATATACTCTATATATGTATTAGAATACCAGTCGTCAACCTCCATTAAAAAAATAACGTCAAGTCCTTTGTTACGCATAAAATCGTACCCACGTCTGTATCTTTGCGTTATATCGCATTTGTTTGATTCGGGTTCGTAATCGACAAAGTGAATCAAATCGGGCTGTACGGTTTGGTAGTTAAGCATACGTTTTAGGTTGCTTAAAAATTCAGGTCTATCGTTACGGTGTGGTACTATTACGCCTATTTTCATATTAAAAAATTATTGTACAATCCGAATCCATTAACGCGTCGAACTTTGAAACATACTCCGAATATCCTTTACCTTCATTCATAACAGGTGTGTGATTTTCTTCACCTATTTTAATTTCAGTTTTTACAATTCCGTTTTCAAAAACAAAATAGTCGGTTTGCAAAGCGTTAATATTTGCAAGCATCGAATTAACTCTAAGTCCGTTATTTTTATAGAAGTCAGAAATACGACCACGCATTAAATGGTAATACACGCTATTTTTTAAATCTTCTAATTCTAAATGAAATCTATACAAGTCTTTGTTTTTCATTGTTTCAGGTTTTTTAATTAAAAATACTTTTCCCCATTGGTTCACAAAGATAGTATAAATTTTATAACAATAAATAATTTTGGGTAAAATAAAAAAAATCTTTTTTTCATGGCATCGGACGCAGTAAATATAGACAGAGTATCTCGAATAGTTGGATACAAAATATTAAAGGGAAACTTTCAAACTGTATCACCTAACCTGCCGCAACGTATAGCTATTTTTGCAGAAGCTAATACAGCCAATCAGTCTAATTTAACTGGAGATAATTTAAACCTTCAAATTACATCGGCTCAACAAGCAGGTAATATTTATGGTTATGGTTCTCCAGTTTATAATATAGCAAGAATCCTTTTGCCATTGCAAGGTGGTGGGGTTAATGGAGTTCCTGTAATTGTTTATCCACAAGCTGTTGCAGGTGGTTCTTCGGCTAAAGTGATTGAGGTTACTCCATCAGGAGTAGCAACGGCAAACGGTACGCATACTATTGTTATCGCAGGTAGACAAGGTATTGATGGGTCATTTTACGATATTAATATAGTTGCAGGAGATACGTCCGCATCAATTACGGCAAAGATTTACGATGCTGTTAATAATGTACTTGGATGTCCAATGCTTGTTGATGATTCAGATTATAGCGTAATTTTTACAAGTAAATGGAAAGGTTTAACTTCAAATGATTTAATCATTTCTGTTGAAAACAACGGAAATGATTTAGGTATTACTTATGATGTTGAAACGGTTGCTACTGGTTCAGGTACACCGAGCGTATCAGATGGATTAGCATTATTTGGTAATGATTGGGTAACAATTGTAGTTAATAGCTATGGTTTAGTTTCTTCGGTTATGTCAACACTAGAATCATTTAACGGAATACCAAGCCCAACAAGTCCAACAGGAAGATATGCAAGTACTGTAATGAAGCCGTTTATTGCTTTGTCCGGTTCTGTTTCAGACGACGATTCAGCAACAACGGATTTAAGATTAAACAATGTAACAATTGCAGTATGTCCTGCTCCTGCTTCAACAGGTTTGCCAATGGAAGCAGCCGCAAACATGGCTGTATTGTTTGCAAACATAACAAGCAGTACACCACATTTAGACGTTGCTGGAAAGCCTTATTCAGATATGCCTACACCGACTTCAATTGGTACAATGGCATCTTATGAATCGAGAGATTTGATAGTGAAAAAAGGTTGTTCAACAGTTGATTTAGTTGGTGGGCAGTACGTAGTTCAAGACTTTGTTACTACGTATCACCCGGTAGGTGAAACACCTCCACAATTCAGATATTGTAGGAATATTATGGTTGACTTAAATGTTCGTTTTGGTTACTATTTACTAGAACAAATAAACGTAGTAGATCATGTTATTGCAAACGATACTGATATTGTTTCGGTAGGTAATATTGTTAAACCTAAGCAATGGAAAGCATTAGTAGCAGGTTATGCAAATGATCTTTCAAAACGTGCCTTAATTGTTGACCCTTCATTTATGGAAGAATCAATTACAGTAGAATTAAGTACATCAAATCCCGACAGGTTGGAAACGGAGTTTTCATACAAACGTAGCGGAGTAGCAAGAATACTAAGCACCACAGCGACAGCAGGATTTAATTTCGGAACATTATAATAATTTAAAAACAAAAATAACATGGCTGTTGGCGGTGACATTATAGAGGTTTCATATAACCATCCTACTATTGGAAGTGGGGTTTTATTTCCTAAAGCATCAGAGGGTAACACCTATGATACAGGCGGTTTTCGTTCAAAAGATGAAGCGAGCGCCATTGATGGAAGTGGTACAATGATTGATTCAATGAATAGAGTGAGAGGGTTCTTTGAAGTTGTAATATCAAACGATATGAACAGTAACCAAGAGCTTGAAAAGATGGTAGAACTAGCTACTTCACCTGTTGTTGCATCATGGGTATTCACCTGCATTAATGGTGTTTCATATCGTGGAGATGGCAAACCAGTAGGAGATTTACAGGGCGATGTTGATAAAGCAACTTTCAAATTAAAAGTAGCATCCGGTTTATTTAAAAAGATTTAGTGAATGAAAGTAGCAAGAGAAATAGCAACAAAAGAAGTCGAAGGGTGGTTAGAATACAAACGTATTAAAACCGCACAACGTGAGTCAAATAAGGATTCTATTGAATCAATGATAGAGTGTGTAATGGAGGGAGATTTAGAAATAAATTCTGTTACCAATGAGATTACACATAATTTGAATTTTCCAATAGATGAAGCAATTAAGAAACTAATTTATAAACCTAGATTAAACGATTCTATGTTAGAGCCGTTTATGAAAGGCGTTAAGCCTTCGGATGGGTTCGCTGTATCGCTTGCTTATATTGCAGCTTTGACAAATCAAACAAGGGGAACACTAGGTAAATTAGATACAGGGGATATGCGTATAGCTCGTTCAATTATGGTTTTTTTTATGTAAATGAATTATCATTTAATGCCATAGTAAAAAGCATTGTTCGTGAACATAAATGGACTCCCGATAAAATTGGGAGTCTTTTTTTTGATAGACAGGATTATTTAGGATTATTTTTTTGGTATGATGACGTTATAGAGTCGCATATTGGAATGTGTCAAACGATGGAGGAGTTGCACAGAATGAAACGAATATATACTGATATAGATATAGAGATATTCGACGAGCAGGAAAAGAAAATACAAAAAAAATAAATGGCAACTTCGTTTACAATACCAACTTATTTTACAGCCGTTGATAAATTCAGCGCACCCGTAAATGGCATGGTTTCTTCGATGGAAAACTTTACATCAAAAACGGAATTGGCGGCAGCAAGGTCAGAACGTGCATTTCGTAAAGTTGCGCCTATATTTGGCGAAGCGTCAAGACAAATGTTATCAATGGTTGGAGCTGCTGCGTTGGCAAGTGCTGCTATTGGTGCTGTTGTTTTTTCGGGTAAGTCGGTAATGGATTACGAAACGGCAATAGCTAATTTATCCGCTGTAACTGGAACAAGTGGTGCAGACTTAGATAAATTTAAAACACAAATAAAAACAGTTGCCACAGCTACAAAAGAAAGTTCTATTGATGTTGCAAATGCTTTTACTGCAATAGGTAATAACCAACCGCAATTATTAAAAGATGCAGAAGGTATGGCAGCCGTAACGCAAGCAAGTATAATACTTGCAAGGGCTTCTAAAATGGAATTAGCGCCAGCAGCAGAAGCGTTAACGTCAATAATGAATCAATATAGTGTTGGTGCAAAAGATGCAGCAAGAACAACTGATATGTTAGCAGCAGCAGCACAGGCAGGATCAATGGAGATAACGGCAACTGCCGAAGCATTACAAAAGTTTGCTCCGATTGCAACTGTTTTTGGAGTTAAAATGAATGAAAGTTTAGCGTTAATTCAAACTGGTTCTAAGTTTTTTAAAGAGGGAACAGAGTCAGGGACAAAGTTTCTGAACATTATGACCACTATGGCATCAATGAAAGTTCAAGACCCTAAAGCATTGGGAGATTTGCAAAGACTTGGCGTAAACATGGATATTGTTACTTCAAAGACGTTACCTTTTTCTGACCGATTAAAAGAACTAAAAAAAATAGGAAATGATATACCTGCATTATTTCATGTTTTCGGAAAAGAGAATATAGCAATGGCAGGAAGTATATTAAACTCAACAGATGCATACGATAAACTTATTGGCAAAATTGAAGAAACTGGAAAGGCACAAGAAATGGCAAATAAAAATAACGCCACGCTATCTAGAATGATTGACCAATTAAAAAATAAATTTGTTACATGGATTACAACGAGTGATGAAGCGGCTAAATCATTAAGCATAATGAAAACGGTTTTTGGTTTTTTAGCCGATAATATGAGTACGATTATAAAATATACTGGAATTGTAGTTGCAGGATTTACAGCATGGTTTGTAATAAATAAAATATTAGCCGGTTGGATTTGGGTAACAAATGCTTATACCGTTGCTATGCTAAAGTTAAATGTAGCAATGTTGGCTAATCCGATAGGTGTATGGCTTGCATTGATAGGTATATTAATTGGTGTACTTGTATTAGCTATATCATACTTTGATGAATGGGGCGCAGCATTAATTTTTATTGGTAGTGTTGCAGCTGCTTTCTTTGCTCCATTTACGGCAGGTTTTTTATTTATAATTGGAATAGTTCAATCGTTTATGCGTAATTGGGACATGATAAAAAAAGCCTTTACAGAGGATGGTTTTTTGGCAGGTATTTGGGCGATAGGTAAGGCTTTGTTAGACGCTGTATTATTTCCTATTCAACAAATATTACAAGTAATTTCAAAGTTGACAGGGTTTGAATGGGCAGCAAATGCAGCAAAAGGATTAGAAAAGTTTAGAGCTGAAATGGGTGTAAATATTGGAACTGCTGAAAATCCTAAATATGAAACAGTAAATCCAAGTGCTGCAAAGAATGATTCAATGTCAGCAATGATAGGGGGTAAAATTCAAAACATAATGACAATTGATTTTAGGAATATGCCTAAAGGTGTTGAGGTGTCAGGAGATACGGGCAATGCTAATAGTGCTATTCCTTATATTGATTCAACAATGAAAATAAAATAATATGCCGTTTGACGTTGCTATATCGGAAACAAATAATGGAGGTGATTTAATATTACTTACAAATGATTTAGCCGTTGTAAATAATATTGAGAATTGTATTTATTTGGCTTTGTTTGGAGGCAATTTAGAGGCATCGACAATATCAGAACAATCAAATAATAATTTAGATTGGTGGGGAAATGCGTTGTTTTTAAGGAATGAAATTGATAATCAATTTAATTCAGAAACAGAAAGAACACTTAATAGTACACCACTAACAAGTTCGGGGCGTGTGATAATTGAAAATGCAATTAAAACAGATTTAAGTTTTTTAGACATAATAAAAATTGATGTACAAATAACTGCAACAGATAGGCTCGAAGTTGAGTTAGAAATAGCTGCCAACATTGACAGCAACATTAAAATATTTTTTGCCATTCAATACTATTCAGCGACAGGAGATTTCAATATTTTAGATTTTAATTCAGACTTTTTCTAATGGTAACAATACCAACATTATCACAATTACGCAGCGGAATTATAGCTGACTTAAATACGCAATACGGAACAAATATTTCGGCATTAGGAAAAGTTTTTTTATATGCTTTAGCGTCGGTTCAGGCAGCTAAATTAAAGTTGATTTATTTAGCAATTGGAAATTTGCAAAAAAACATTTTTGTTGATACCGCCGAAAGTGAAAGTTTAGGAGGAACGCTTGAAAGATTTGGGCGTGTAAAGTTAGGGCGCAATCCATTTCCTGCCGTACAAGGCCAATATGAGGTAACAGTAACAGGAACTATTGGAGCTGTTATAAATGCTCAAACAACTTTTAAAAGTGACGACGATTCATTAAGTCCCGGATATTTATTTATACTAGACGAAGCCTACACACTAACAGCAACAACAGATACAATAACAGTACGTGCGCTTACATCGGGGGATGCAAGTAAATTATTGATTGGTGATACGCTAACTGCAACATCTCCAATAGCGCTTGTCGATAGTTCCGTAGAGGTGTCCGCAATATCTATTCAGGCGCTAGATGCTGAAACTCTTGAAACATACAGACAATTAATAATTGATTCGTACAGGTTGGAAACTCAAGGCGGTTCTCCTGCTGATTATCGTTTATGGTCGGCAGATGCTCAAGGTGTAAGGAGAGTTTATCCGTATGCAAAGAGCGGATATGCTAATGAAATTAATTTGTACATAGAAGCCAATTTATCGGATAGCACCGATAATAAAGGAACTCCAACGGCTTTGATAATTGCAGAGGTGGAGGAGGTTGTAGAGCTTAACCCTGACACTACTTTAGATATTTTAGAACGTGGGCGCAGACCATTGGGCGTGTTTGAGATTCATTACTTGCCAATAACACCAATGAATGTTGATATAACAATTACGGGATATACAGGCATAACGGATGCTATAAAAGATGCATTATTATTAGCTATTACAGATTCGTTATTTGAAATTCGGCCATACGTAGCAGGGGTAGAGACAATAGAGGATAAAAACGACATATTAAATCAAAACCAATTAATAGGTACAGTTATTCAATCACAACCAGGAGCGATATTTACAAGCATAACATTTACGGTTGACAGCGTTTCGTATTCGTCATACACATTTTTGAACGGTAACATTCCATACTTAAACTCAATAACTTACAACTAATGAGTTTTATTGAAGATAAAATATTGCAATTATCAAAACAGCTATACCCCACAGGTAGAGCGTTTAAAATGTACGAACAAAGTACATTTGAAAAATTACATTTAGGGTTGGCTGTTAGTGAAAGCCAAACGTACAATGATGCAGCAGCGATACTAAACAGCATTTTGCCGGACAATAATTTATTTGATATTAACGATGCTATTGATTGGGAAAGGCGTTTAGGTTTAGTTTCAAATGACACAGTATCATTGGCAGATCGCAAGTTAGCTATAAGAAGAAAGTTAACACAGCCGGGGGTTGCACCAGCAAAAAGTAATTGGAGATACTTAGAACAACAACTGAGATTAGCAGGGTTTGACGTGTATGTTTACGAAAATAGATTTTATGACTACCCGAACGGTTACTACACTCAAACGCCTTTTGAATTGACTGGAAACACTACATTCTTTAAAGGAAATCAGCATGGCGATTTTCAACATGGTCAAATACAACACGGTGGAAGGTTTACAAAATTTTGCGCTAACCACATTGACGAAACAACGGATTGGAGTTTTATAATTGCGCCTAATTTGCGTAGTACATTTTATATCGGAGGTGCAAATTCCGGTGATTTTGCAAATGTTTTAACGACAAGAAAAGACGAATTTAGACAGCTTATTTTAACCATAAAACCAACACAAACGGTAGCTTTTTTACTAATTAATTATACATAACAAAATGGCAAGATCATTAGAAAATAAAGAAAATGTAGAACCGGTTGATAGCGATTATCCATACGGTAGGATAAAAGACAACACAGGTTCAGATAACGGGACACCAATAAATGAAGATGTGTACGGTGATTTTCACCAGTTCTTTGCTAGGATGTTTGCTGAAAGCGGATTAACTTATAATGAATTACCGGACAATGATTATTCAGGATTCCAATATTACGAAGCATTAAAAACTTTAGTAGGGAACATATTTAACATAGAATGGGTAGATATTGCCGGAACTGTTGGTTTTCAAAATGGGTGGTTAAATCACGGTTTTCCATATCAGTCTGCTAGGTATCGTATAGAAGGCAAATATTTAGTTTTGTCAGGTGAAATAGTAGGGACAACAAGTAATAATGTAGCGTTTGCTTTACCGGTAGCACCAATACAAATCTATAATTGTGTAGTGGCAAGTGGTACAACCCCTGTATATGTTTGTGTATTAGTAGTTTCTACCATTGGGGAAGTAACAGTATATAATACCGGCGGTGGAGCTACTCTGGTAAGTTTAGACGGAGTTAGAATACCGTTAGACTAATGAAGTTAAATATAAATAGCGATGCGGTTGTAAAATTTACGAATCAATTAGAAAAGATGCGTAAGTTCGATTTACCTATTGCTATACGTACAACATTGAATGATGCGGCTTTTGATGTTAAGAAAAACACAATGCCCCAAACTGCGGATGCTGAATTTAAAAAACGGCAACCGAATTTCTTTAAAGCAAATAGCAAAGTAGAGTCAGCGCAAGGGTTTGATGTTAATAAAATGAAATCAACTGTTGGGTTCTTTGAAAACAAATTAAACGATGCTCCAACAAACTACGCTGTTAAAGATTTAGAGCAACAGGAGAATGGCGGTACAATAGGGAGCAAATCATTTATAGCAATGAAAGCGGCTCGAAATTCGAGAGGGTTGGTAAAGCCAAACGCACGAATAAAAGCATTAAGAGAAAATGCTATTAATGCACAAAATGGAAAAGGAAATAAAAAGCAAAGGTTTGTAAAGGCTGCTATTATAGCACAACGTACTGGTAAAATGTTGCTTGGTAACAAATGGAAAGGGGCGCAAACATTATCACGAATAGACGAAATATGGAGTGCAACGAAAAGACAAAACAGATTAAGCTCCCGTAAAATATTAATTAAAAGAACAGCCCTTTATACATTTAGAAAAGATAGAACTATTACAGTCGCTTCAACTAATTTTATGAAAAGAGCAAGCCATGAAAGCGGATTAAAGATTGAAATATTTTACATAAAAAACGCAGAAAAAAGATTTGCAAAAATGTATAAATAATGAGTTGGTTAGATAAGGTTAAAGATAAAATAATAATTACAACAGGAGATAAGCAAACCTATTCGCCTCAATGGATTAACGCATCTAAAGAGATAGAATGGCACGTTGCAGAGTTTTATTTTCCCGGTCAAGATGGAAGCCTTGTAAAACGTTCTAAAAAGTTCGGAACAAAATATAAACTTGAATTAATATTTCAGGGGGAAAATCATTTAGAATATTCTAATTTGTTGGAACGTTCATGTACAGTAAATAATAAGGCTTGGAAAATAGAACACCCATTTTATGGAGTGTTGAATGTACAAATAACTGGATTCTTTATTGATAACACAGGATACAACGTAAGCAAGTGGACGGGTGTAGTTATCGAAACAATACAGGATTCAAAGCCTCAAACAAACGTTGATCCAGTAGATGACATTAAATTTCAAAAGGAGCAACTAGATGAAATTACGGCACAATCAGTAACAACAACACCAATACCAACAGACGTTACAACGGTTAAGGATAAAAATCTATTTAACTTTAAAAAGACTATTCCAATTTTATCAGTACCGGAGGAGATAGAGGCGTATTATAATATTTTTGGTGCTGCAAATTCAGCAGTAAACAATTTAGTTGCAAGTCCTTTAGTAGCAATGCGTACAACGTTGGCGTTAATTTCTGCGCCTGCATTATTTACGGCAAACATAAAAAGCAAACAAACATTATTTAGTTCTCAATTAGATACGTTACGTTCTAATTTGCTTGGTATTGTTGGTGTTTCCTCAAAAGAGATTTATCAAGGACAGGCGACAGGCGTAGTTTCTTCGGCAGCATTAGCAGGTATTACAGCTCCACAAAATGAGTACATGACAATTGATAATGTATTCGATTCTATGACTTCAATTATTGATTTATATAATCAAGTGATTGAAGATATGGATACTTTGCAAACTGCAAATGGTGGCAGTCCTACATCATTTATACCTAGTCAGGCGGTGTTATTCGGGTTAAGCCAATTAGTTAATTCAGCTATAAGTAATTTATTTTCGGTAGGATTAAATGCAAAAAAACAATATTCTATAATTGTTGAAAAGGATACTAATTTTATTTTGTTGGCGCATAGATTTTACGGACTAGATGCGAATGATAAAAATTTAAGTGATTTGATTGAGCAAAATAATTTAGGATTAAACGGAATGTTACACGTAAAAAAGAATACAAAAATTGTTTATTATATATAAATGAATTTAAAAATTAATCATAGGTTAGGCTTTGTGAATGTTGATTTCTTTAATGATTTCGCATTGAATCTTAAATATGATTCAATTGCTTCAACTTTTGGGTTCTCGTTTTATTTTGACCCTGAAAATCAACAACACGCTGAAATGGCTTGTGTTAGCCACTTTCACGAATGTATATTAGAACATGAAGGGGAAACACTTGCAACTGGTTATATGCTGTCAAATATATTTGTTCAAAATGAAAAAAAACAACTTGTAAAAATTGGGGGGTATTCAAAAACGGGATGCCTAGAAGATTGCGATATACCTACTAATATGTACCCGTTGCAGGTGGAAGGAATGACGTTAAAACAAATAGCACAAAAATTAATACAACCGTTTAAATTAAAATTAAAGATTGAAAACGGTGCATATTCAGAATCAAACACCGCAATAACTTTAGATGCTAAATTAGATAAAGAGATAAAAAAAACAACTGCTAGTGAAAGTAAAAACATTAAAACATATTTAACCGAATTAGCCGTACAACGTAACGTAGTATTGAGCCATAACGAATACGGGGACTTGGTTTTTACACAGGCAAAAACAAATCAAAAGCCTTTATTCCATGTTGAAAAAGGAATAATTGCACGTTCGATAAAAATGAATTTTAACGGGCAGGGTATGCACTCTCAAATTGAGGTTGTAAAACACGCTGATACGGATGGAGGGAATGAAGGGTATGCTATAATTTACAATCCTTATTGCCCTATTGTGTTTCGCCCTAAAGTAGTAGTTCAAAGTAGTGGAGATGATAATACAATCGAAGAATATGCAAGAATGTGTTTATCACAGGAATTGAAAAATGTTAGGCTAACAATTGAAATTGATCGTTGGGATTTTGAAGGTAAAGTGATTAAGCCAAATAATATAATTACTGTTTATTCGCCTGAAAATTTTATATATAATACAACAAGATTTTTCATTGAAAGTGTAGAATTAAAAGGCAACGAAAAAGAAACAACGGCAACGCTTACGTGTGTATTGCCGGAGGTGTATAGTCAAATGTACCCAAAGAATATATACGTAGATGCACATAGAAATTTTCCTAAAATAAAAAAATAATGATAACAATAACAGATATAGGCAATCACATTTCCATCGTAGATGGAAACCAACAACTAGCGGTATTAAAACCGTTTTCATGTGATGTGGATACATTCGAGCCAGCATACTTAATTATTAAAGATGAATTTAATAATAGTAAAAAATTCGTTTATTCAAATGTAACAAGCCATACATATACTACTGTATATGATTTGCAAGCGCAATTATTATTACTTAACAATGAAAACTCTGTAAATTCAGATAATTCAAGCACAACTCCTTTAAATGCAGGCGGTGTATTTACGGGGGAGTGGATAGATGTTAGTAATAAAAGTTCTATAATGGTTGTAGTAAAGACCGACCAAAACGGAACGTGGAGTTTACAACTATCACCTGACATGACCAATGTTGACAGTACATTGACACGTTATTACCGTACCGACCAAATAGAGCCTCCACATAGGTTTTCAAGGACACGTAAATTTGCAAGGGTAGTATTTACAAATACAAGTGCAAGCAATCAAACGTACTTTAGATTACAAACAATATTAGGTGATACAAGTCCCTTAAATATTCCTTTGGATGCAACGGTTGCTCAAGATTATGATGCAACGGTAGTACGTCCAACGGACTTTAAATATGAAGTAGCATTGGGTCGCAGGCAAGGTGCTACAACGTGGAATAAGTTTGGTTATAACGATAATACAAGCATAGGTACAGAAGTTATTGCTTCGCAGGGTGCAACGCTTACTATCTTATCGGCTGCAAGTACATTGACTATTGTAAGTAGTTCGGTTAATGATGATGGAAGTCCGGCAGGAACAGGGGCGCAAACAATACAAATAATAGGTGTTGACGCTAATCACGAATACCAAACGGAAAGCGTTACAATGAATGGAACAACAAGCGTTGTTACAGTTACTACATGGTTCGGTATCAATAGAACGTATGTATCATTAAGTGGAAGCGGTCAAACAAATGCAGGAAATATAACTATCACAGCAACAACGGGTGGAAGTGTACAGGCTTATATTCCGACTGGTGAAGGGTTTACCCAACAGGCTTTTTTATTTACCCGAAACAATCACGTTACGTTACTTGACTTTTTACAATTAAATGGAGAGAAAACGTCGGGGGGAGCTTCACCAAAAATTACATTTAAAGGTTGGGTTTATAATTACGCAACAAATACAAAGGGATTAGTATTTAGACAGCTATTAGATACAAGTGCCGATAATATGATACATTTAAATCCATCACAACCATTCATTGTACCGGAGAAATGCGTATTATATTTTGAAGCAACAACTGATACGAACAACACTATTTGTTCGTGTAGATTTTCAGGGATAGAATTTAGAGATATAGACGCATAATATTATGAACCTTGTAAAAATAATTTCAACAAGTTTAGATTCATTCGGAAAACTGATTGTAAAGTTTTCTAGGTTTGGAAACAAAGATATTCAAACGTCTATTGAGGTTTCACAATACGGAGTTGACAGCAATCCAATTAAAGGTATGGTTGCAATTTATACGCCAACAACAAGCAATGGAGATACATTTATTTTAGGATACTTAAACAAAAATAGATTGGCAGATGTTGGCGAATTTCGTACATTTGCAACTGATGCGGATGGAGTTGAAAAATTTTATATTTGGCAAAAGAGCGATGGAACTTGCGAAATAGGGGGAGATACAAATTTTGCTGTTAAGTTTAACGAATTGAAAACTGAATTTAATAAATTAAAAACAGACCATAATAATTTTTTAGCAGAATATAAAACGCATACGCACGTATTAACATTAACATCAGGAACAGGAACGGCAGCGCCTACAATATCAACGCAGATAGCCAATACGTCGAACATTGATAATAGTAAAAACGATAAAATAAAAACAATATAATCATGGTGTATTATGATACTTGTGGAATATATGTTCAGTCGGCAACAAGTTTGCAGGATAAACTAACTAAAATTAATGCTATAATTGATGTACTTTATTCAAGTGCTTTAAACGCAGCAGGCAACAATGATATAACTGAATATTCATTAGACGATGGACAAGTTAAAATACGCACCGTATATAGAGATTCAGGACAAATAATGAAATCAATTGACGTTTTAGAAAGACAAAAACAATCTGTTTTAAATCAATTAAATGGGCGCATAACACGTCATATTGATAGTGATAACTTTAGAAGATTTAACAATGGAAGATAAAAAAACATTCTCTGAAAAAGCTCTAAAGTTTTTAGCACCTAATTTATTTGCAAAAATGAATAGTCAGCCAACGGCTAATTTTAGTGGTTCTTACGGAACATACACACATTTATTTTCTGTTTTTAATGGAGAAAAAAATTTAGGTGAAGTTGGTCCGATAAAAAACTATATGTTAGATTATGCCGGATTGCGTATGCGGTCATGGCAGTCGTACCACGAATCAGAAATAACGCAAACCATTCTTAATAGGTATAATGTTTGGGTTATTGGAACTGGGTTAAAACTTCAAGTAGAACCAGTAAAAGCTATATTAGAAAGCGAAGGTATAAGTTTAGAATATCAAAAGTTTGCAAAGGTTGTTGAATCTCGTTTTCACGTTTGGAGCAAATCGAAAAACTCGGATTATTCAAATATGCGTAATCTGTCATTCATTGCAGCGGAAGCGTTTAAAAACACTTTGCTAGGTGGTGATGTATTGGTATTGCTACGTTATAACAATGGTGTATCAGTTCAATTAATTGATGGGGCGCATATTCAATCACCTGCATTTGGTACTGAATGGTATCCACAAACTTTAGATAATGGAAATAAATTAATAAACGGTATAGAGTGTGATGCTAGTGGTAGACATATAAGATATTATATTAGACAAAGAGATTTTTCATTTAAAGTTGTTGAAGCGTTCGGAGTTAATTCGGGTATGCAAATGGCGTTTATGTGTTATGGTATTAAATACCGTTTAGATAATGTTCGTGGAGTACCTTTGTTTTCGGTTGTTTTGGAGTCTTTGAAAAAGATGGAGCGATACAAAGAAGCAACGGTAGGAAGTGCGGAGGAACGCCAAAAAATAATAATGCAGGTTGTTCACAAAGAATTTTCAACAGGTGAAAATCCGCAAAATAAAAACTTGGCAAAGGCGTATGAATGGAACGGAAACGGGGGGGCTGATAGCGTTCCAATTGATGTTCAAGGGACACAGCTTGCAAATACAGTTACAGCAAGCACAAATAAACAAACGTATAATATGCCCGTTGGTTCTGAATTAAAAACTTTAGAATCAAAAAACGAATTATATTTTAAAGATTTTTACACGATTAATTTTGATATAATTTGTGCCGCTGTTGGAATCCCTCCAAACGTTGCAAGCTCTAAATATGATAGCAATTTCAGCGCATCGAGAGCAGCGTTAAAAGATTGGGAGCATACATTAAAAGTTAAACGTTATGAATTTGCTTTTCAATTTTACCAACCTATTTACGATTTTTGGTTGGAGTGTGAAATACTTTTAAATAAAATACAAGCACCTGGATATGTTACGGCACTTTCAAACAACAATTCAATGGTATTGAATGCTTACAGAGGTTGTAGGTTTGTTGGCGCACCAGTACCACACATTGACCCTTTAAAAGAAGTAAAAGCGGAAAGAGAAAAACTAGGCACTACTGGAGCAACGTTACCACTAACAACATTAGAAGCGGCTACGGAGGCTCTGGGTGGTGGTGAATCGGAACATAACATGATGCAGTATGCCGACGAACTAGAAGATTCTAGGGAGCTTGGAATACTTGGATTGCCAGACCCTGTAATTGAAGAAAAAGAAATAGAAGAAGATTAAAAAAATGACCGCTATATGCGGTCATTCTAATTTATATGGATACGCTTGCAATGCCGGTTTAGTTTTCATTTCTACTGGGTATCCCAAACCACTACGGTACATTTCTATTTTTAAAAATTGCGAAATATCGACGTTCAAATGATCGCATATATTTTTTAATTCCGTTGCCGTTTTTTCTGAAATTTCAGGGATAACTATTTTTTGAGTTTCGGAATTATCAACGCACACATCCTTAATATTTATAGGGTAGCTATTGACTATATTAGTTAGCATTTCCTTCATAAACAACGAGAACGGTTTACGTTTGTGAGCTGATATATTATACAGCTCTTTGTGCCTAGTTAATAGCACCCTTCTGATATATATGTTTGGATTTTTAGGCATAGATTTTAAAATTACTTTTCCCCATTGGTTCACAAAGATATAAATAAAAAACCATTTATAAATAATTTTGGTAACAAATGAAAAAAGAACTATACCTATATTCTCCTATTTATGATTTCGTTGCCGAGAGCATACTTGCTCAAATCAATGAAAGCATGGGAGAAAATATTACAATGCGTTGTAATACTCCCGGTGGTTCTGTTTTCGCAATGTACGGAATTTGTGCTAAGATAGCAGAGCATGGAGATATAACTATCAAAGTTGATGGTTGTGCAATGTCATCCGGTGCGCTTCTTTTGCCTTACGCAAAAACTGTTGAATGTTTAGACGTATCAACATTTATGCTTCATAGAGCTGATATGTATTGCGAAAGCGAAGAAGATAAAGCATTTTTAGCAAAGGTTAATTCCGACTTGAAAGCTAAACTAACATCGAGAGTAAATCCTAAAAAATTTAAAGAAGTAACAGGATTTTCTATAAATGAAATGTTTGATTCGGAACAACGAATAGATATTAATTTAACAGCTAAACAAGCTAAAGAAATCGGATTAGTTCAAAAAATAAATAAACTTTCACCGCAAGAAATTGAAGCGTTTGAAAGTAAATTATATTCTGTTGCAGCTATCGCAACACCTATACAAGCAATTAAACAAGACCAAATAATTAATAAAATGGATATTAATAAATTAAAAGCAGAACATCCTGCAATTTTTGCAGAAGCTATTGCATTAGGTGCAACGCAAGAACGTGAACGTATTGAAGCTATTATGGTTTTCAATGATATTGATTCTGAAAAGGTAAAGGCTGCAATTGAAAGCGGAAAACCATTAACTGCAAAAGACATTAATGAGTTGACTTTAAAGGCTGCATCAAAAATGAAAATTACAGCTATTAAAAAAGATTCAACAGGTAATTTAATTGTTGAAGAACCGGTGGCAAAAGCACATGATGAAAAGACTGAAAAAGAAAAAGAAATTTCAGCATTTGAAAAAGAAGTACGATCTAAATTAGGTTTAAAATAATCTTTAAAATATAAACAAAATGAGTACAGTAACAACAACACTATTAACCGGAAGTCAGGCTATTAGTAATTTCGATTTGTCGAAAATATTTGTTTACAATAATAGATACCAAACGGAAACTATTGTAAATGATGACTACAATCCAATGACATTGTACGCAGGTACTGTTATGGGGAGAATAGCTGGTAATACAGCAGGTTACAACGGCAAAGGCGTTGTATTCCCCAGTACGGCATCTTCTACAAACGGTACTCAATACCCTATTGGTATTTTGGCATCCGATTGCGTTATTGCTGATGGAGATACTTTGAATGTACCTATTTGCGTAGCGGGGGATGTTGTGGAAGATAAAATAATTTTTTGGAACGCTCCAACAGATACAATTAAAACAGTTATTTCAGGACGTGAATATTACGATAGAATACAAGCCGATTCGGTAGGTATTAAAATCGTTGCAAGTACTGAAAACACTTACGTAGATAATCAATAATTAAACACATAAAATAAAATACCATGTCAGTAATCGGAAGTTCAGATATTAGAGGCTTATTTACAAAAACATTGATTGATGTTTATCAACAACGTTTACGCCCAACAACTTTTTTACAATCGTTTTTTCCAAAAGAAATTTCACCAACAAAAGAAATTTCAATTGAAGTAGAGCGTAACGGTGAGTTCATTGCTACCGATGTATATAGAGGTACAGAAGGTAACAGAAATGCGTGGTCGCATTCAACAGAAAAAATATTTGTACCACCATTGTACAAAGAGTATTTTGATGCAACTCAATTAGATTTGTACGATAGAGTGCTTGGATCTCAAGGCAATGCAAACGCTCCTTTGTTCACGGCTTTAATGAATAAAGTTGCTGATAGAGTAGGTATGTTACAAGATAAAATTGAACGTTCTTTTGAAAAACAATGTTCACAAGTTTTAGAAACTGGTATCGTATCTATTGAATCAGGCGCAGATATTAACTTCAAACGTAAAGCGGCTTCAATAGTTGACTTAACGGGTGCAGGTGGGTATTTTTCAGCTAATAGCGATGTTTTCGCACAGTTTAAAGCTGGTTGCGATTTCCTTAGAACAGTTGGTAAATCAGGAGATGCTGTATTTAATGCAATATTAGGTTCAACAGCATTAACAGATTTATTGGCAAACACTAAATTTACAGCACGTCAAAATTTATTTAACATGGCACTTGATGCAGTTGCAGCACCTCAAAGAAATGCAACAGGAGCAGCATATCACGGAACAATAACGGCAGGTGGTTATAAAGTGCAATTGTGGTCTTACCCTCAATTTTATGATACTACTGTAAGCGGTGTGTTAACTTCAAATAATTATATTGATCCTAAAAAAGTAGTTATCATTCCAACAAGTCCACGTTTCAAAATGGCTCACGCAGCAGTGCCGCAATTAATTGGTAACGCAGGAGAGGTTGTTACGCAAGGTGCGTTTGTTGTTGGTGAATTTATTGATCCACGTAAAACGGCTCACGATTTCCAAATTGAATCAGCCGCTATTGCAGTCCCAGTAGCAGTAGATCAAATATATACTATGATTGCTTGTGCATAGTTTTTAGTTTAGTTTAATAAAAAAGGCAGGTGATAATAATTGCCTGCCTTTTTTAATATAGTTGAAAATGACCATAAAAGACAGGGCAAAAAGAGATATAGGTAGAATACTTGGCAATGCAAACGAATATCAGTCAATTGTTTTTTATGCTCCAAATGGAGCAACGGCAACTGTTACAGGGATACACAATAAAATTCATTTAGGAGTTGATACGGATGGAAACATTGTAAACTCACTAAAATCAACTGTTTCAGTTCCTGAAAAATCATTAACAGATTTAGGATATGTTACTAGAAACGATAAAAACGAAGCATTAATGATTGGTCATAAAATGCACGTTGCAGATAGTACTGGAAATGTTAAAAAATACATTGTTCAAAATGTTATACCGGATGAATCTGTTGGAGTGCTAACATTTACAATCGAATATTATGAGTAGAATAACGGTTGCTATTGGCTCACAGGCATTTGAATTAATACGTGATAGGTTAGTTGAAATTTTAGTTGATGAATTTGAAGGTCAATATCTTTTAACATACGATTCGGAATTAGAAGTAAATGTATTTAAAGAACGAAATAATCCTTTAGATAAAACCGAGTTGAGTTCAATAGTTGTATCGCTTGCAACTGGTAGTTATAGTAATAAAAATCAATTGTCAGTTGATGGAGAATATAGTTATAACATTGATATTTATACCAACGAAAAAACAAACGATGCCGAAAGTGGAGATACAAGATCGGCATTAAAGTTGCAAAAAATAATAGGAATAACGAGAGCAATTTTAGAAGATCAAGCATATAAGACGTTGGGGTTTGTTACACCAAAAATAATGCATACAATGGTAACAGACATTAACATAAGAGGGTATGACCCGAACGATACAATGAATACATCAATGGGTAGATTATCGTTTAAGGTTCGTGCAATTGAAACAACTTTACCAATAACACCTAGTTTAATTGCAGGATACCAAACAGGCGTATTAATTGATTTATCAGGCAAAGGATATTTTTATCAATCATAAAAAAATACACAATGAAAAAACTTATTATTTTAATTCAATTAATTTTTATTTCTTTAATAGGCTATGCTCAATATCCTGAAAATGCCTACGAATGCATTGATTCAAATGTTTATTCAAATAATAACCATAGAATTACAGGAGATATTTTAAATACAACTTTAAAAAGAGTGGTAGGATTAACGAATGATAATATTGCATCATATTCAATAACTGTTGTTTCACCCCTAGTAAAGACAGGCACTACGCTATCAATTACAGCTAACTCATTTATTCCATATACAGGAGCGTCCACGGATGTTAATTTAAACAATAAAGAATTAACAAGCGTTTTGAACTTAGCTATTGGAACGTCCGTTGCTAATGCGCCTTTGACTGTTGGTAATGGGTTTTCGAATCGGGGTTATATGTGGATGGATGGAAGCAGTTCTGAACCGCCTCTTATACGTTTCAGAGGGCGAACGGTAGCATCAAATAATTTTTCTTTTTTAATGTACGGAGGTTATCATGATACACTTTTTTCTGTAAACACAGGTACGTTAAATACACCTGTGTTTGTTATTGATACAACAGGTAAAGCAGCGTTTGATACTATAACAACACCATCGGCTATGTTGGCTGTAACAAGCACAACAAAAGGTTTTTTACCACCTAGAATGACCACCGTTCAACGTGATGCAATTGTAGCCCCTGTAAATGGTTTGGTTATATATAATTCAACAACGGGGCTATTTAACGGATACCAATCGGGGGCGTGGTCAGGTATTAAGCCATCTATATCTGTTCAAACGGCTGCTACATTAACGATAACACCAACAACAGCAGATGATTTTGTTACAGAAAACTCATTGACTGGTGCTGTTGTAATAGCTAATCCAACAGGTACATGGGTAGAGGGGCAAACGTGCTTAATACGTATAAAAGACAATGGGACAGCACGAGCTATAACATTCGGTAGTA